CTCTCTCAGTCTAATCCACTGACCCCCGCCTCAGGGGCGCCTACGGCCCTCTGAATTTTCAGAGGATACCGAGCGGTCAAACGGATTAATTTCTAAATTAATCATGTTAAACCTTCTAGTCCGTCTTTTGACGATGACTCGCCAAAGTAAGATTAGAGGTGTAACACGCTTGACTAGGCGGCTGAGTTTAACAACTCAGCAACGGCTAATCGGAGTATGCGTTAGCATAGTCCGGTTAGCAGTCGGAGGGATGACTCGAGATAGGCTCAAAGCCATTTACTCTTTCTCTAAAGCAGTGATCCTTCTTCAGAGAACCCAAGGCCAAAAGGGTTTGGTCTTGTGGTTAAAAGCGTGCCATGTTTCCCTTATGAAAGGGATTCCGGGTTCGTCTCCGATGAAGGATAGTCGACCTCTGGGGGCATTCGTTTCTCTTTCTCGCGGCGGTCTTCCTCGGATAATTCCGAGGTTGCACCGCTTAGCGATTAAGAGGGGCGATGCCTCTATTCTTCGACTATGGTTAAGTCTTTTTGGGTTGTATAGGGTTTTGAAATACCCTGCACCCGTCAAGACCGACACCATAACTCGTCCGGGGGTGCCGCTCTCTGTTGCCTTTGTTTCATCTTGGGAGACGTGGCTTAAAAAACCATTTCTTCAAGGCGTTAGAAAGTGTCACAGATGAGAAGTACTCTGGGATGAATCCTAAGCTATTGCCAGCACCAGAACTCTTACCTCTTGCCCAATCGGGGGCTGCCTCTCCAGCAAAGATGAGTTCATTCTCATCTCGCGGGTGGGCTGCTTACGTTTGGGTGACCGGCTTCATGCATGTGCCAGGCCCAAAGCATATGGGTCGTAAGATCCCCTCTAACTGGGGGGAGAGCTTACCCTGGTATTTACATGAGGTCGGTCAATACGATGGAACCAAGACCCTGTGGACGGTTATGGAGCAGGAGGCTCGGTATGAGCCTTCTGGCCTTCCGTTCGCGGGTCGCTTGGCTACAAAGTTAGAAGCGGCAGGGAAAGTTCGGGTGTTCGCTATGGTAGATTACTGGACTCAGGTGGCACTAAAGCCCCTGCATGATAGTATCTTTGACTTGCTAAAAGGGATACCCCAAGATGGGACGTTTGATCAGTTGAAGCCTGTTAAGGCCCTGATGAAACGCTCCAAAACGGGGTATTTAGCAAGCTTTGATCTATCTGCAGCGACTGATAGATTACCAGTGCGTGTCCAGCAGTCTATCTTAGCGGTGATGTTTAATCCAGCATTTGCAGAGAGGTGGAGGTCCCTATTGGTGGATAGAGAATACTCTATCCTTCCCCCTGTTCGAGATCGTCCGGAGGATCCGATCCATCTTTATGATGAGTCGGATCACTTCCGGTACGCTGTCGGACAGCCAATGGGTGCCTACTCTTCCTGGGCAATGCTGGCTCTTACGCATCATGCAATAGTGCAGTTTGCTGCTTTTAGGGCAGGAATAGATGGATGGTTCCGAGACTACGCAGTCCTAGGTGACGACATCATCATTGGGAATGAGGATGTCGCGAACCACTACCTGAGGGTGATGGAGATTCTTGGAGTTGAGGTTGGACTTCACAAGTCCCTGATAAGTAATAACTTATCGGGAGAGTTTGCGAAGCGCCTCTTTTTCAAGGGTCAAGATGTGTCAGGCTTACCGTGGAACTTGTGGCTCATGTCTCAGCAATCGCTGAGTGCATGTGTCGCAATGTGCCAATGGTTGGCTCTTTCACATACTCCAAAATTAGCTCAGGCTATGGCTGCATTCGGGGTGGGGATGAAGAACATGGCTCGTCTAGGCTCTACTTGGGAAACCCTTCCCAAGCGCCTAGCCGCGCTCATAGTTATCATAACCCATCCCGACTCGAAGACCGCTTACTCCAAGACAAATTGGTTAGAGTGGGTTGGGTCACGTGGGCCTGCTCTCCCCCAAATCTGGGGGGATGAGGCCTCGACCTGGGTTACCCCTTGGATGGACTCTCTTGTAGAGTTAACCAACCAATGTGAGGAAATCTTCGATCGAAGGGTGAAAGATGTTTTCTTTTCCGAGGAGACATCTAGCACTTCTCCCGTGATACAAGCCATTCTTTCCAAGACCAACGCTGAGTTGGTAGTCCTGGAGCGACGGATATCGGTAGTTCGGGACAACATAACTCATCTTAATCGTCTAGGGATATCTCTCCAGGCTCGGCAGATTTCTGCCGTTGTGTATCAAGCGATACGCATGTTAGAGAATTCCGTTGCGCGGCTCCCTCTTCCCGTTCGCGAGCTAAATCTAGCCCGAGAGCGTGAGCTGGAGCCTCGCTTTTCGGATCTCTATCGGCTCTGGATGCAGATAAGACGACGAGGGTCTGCTACATTTGGTTTGGGGATACCGGAAGGTATCCCACGAATACGTCCTAGAGTGAAGGATCCCGATCCCCAACCCTTGGGGTAGGGACGACCTTGCTCTCCAAGCCTAAGGAGTGATCCTTGGGGACTGGTTGCCCTCGGTGAGGGGGTGTAGGGCCGTGTCGTGGAAACTCAATAAGAATGTAGTTTGACCTGGATGGGGGGTATGACCTATCTCTCTGTTGGAATTTGGAACTCCCGCAGACCCCGCAATGGGGGTAATCCTCTCGACGCCAGCCTTTATGGCCCCTGAATTGAGGAAGGTTGTTACCTTCCAATAAGGTTCAGGTTGCGTAAAGGATTAAAGAATAGTGAGCATGTTTCAGCTCTGTCAGGGCCGGGAAAACCGAG